GGTCGAGTAGCTTGGGCACTATGGGGTGGAGATCCCGGCCAAACATGGGCTAGAGCAAAATCAGAAACATTAGATCGTCTTGAAGGTAAAAGTATTGATTATACAAAAGACTTTACCGAAGAAGATGACATAGAAGAAAAAGCAAAGCCAAAAGATTTAAAACTTGGGGATTTTGTCCAGTGGAATTCCTCTGGAGGAAAAGCAAAAGGCAGAATAGAGCACATAATGAGAGAAGGTGTTCTAGGTATACCAGACAGTAACTTTTCCATAGAGGCTTCAAAAGAAGATCCAGCAGCTCTTATTAGAATCTATAGAGATAATAAAGAGACGGACACTTTAGTTGGACATAAGTTTTCTACTCTAACCAAGATCGAACCTATTACGGGAAAATCTATAGATGGTGGTGAGTGTCCAGTTGTTACCAATGATGCCGAGTTAAACATGGCAAATCACATGGTAGCTATTAAACAGGCTAACTTAGGTCCAGCGGACCCAGAGGCCACAAGCGATGCATACTGGTCTTTTATGGCAGAAAAATGGATGGTCTCAACAGACGAAGCCAGAGTTCGCCAATGTCAAAATTGTGAGTATTACAATAACTCACCAAAAGTTCTAGACTGTTTAAAGTCTTCTACTCTTATGGCATCAGATCTTCCAGTTACTCCTAAATGGGCGGATGTTTCAGCACCAAGCGGTTATTGTACTAAGTGGGATATTACCTGCACAAGCACTAGAACCTGCTTAACGTGGGAACCAGGCCAAGAAGAGGAACTAGACGATATGGATGATTCTGAAGAGAATGGACACATAAACGAGCCACTAGGAGGTGGTCCTAATTTAGATGATATGATGGTGCCATTAAGTGCAGATAAACCTGCTACTAAAATGTTCACATTTGACACATCACTAAAGGCAGTGAGCACCGATCAAGATGGAGAGCTAAAGATTGAAGGGTACGCAAGTACTACAGCAATCGATAGATCTGCAGACGTAATTTTATCCAGTGCCTGGACTAAGTCCGGTGGATTAAATAACTTCCAAAGAAATCCAATTCTTTTATTCAATCATAACTATGATAAACCAATCGGTAAAGTTGTAGCTATGGGAACGGATAGTAAGGGACTAAAGATTAATGGCGTTATCAGCAAGAGTGCTGGCGATGTATACAATCTTGTAAAAGAAGGCGTATTATCAACTTTCTCTGTAGGCTTTATGATTAAAGATGCAGAATATGATAAACAAAATGACGGACTAATTGTTAAGGACGCAGAACTTCTTGAAATATCAGTGGTATCAGTACCATGCAACCAAGACGCTACATTCTCTGTAGCTAAATCATTTGATAGTCAGAGCGACTATCTTACTTTTAGAAAACAATTCGAAAATGCTCTAGGTGGTCAGCCTCTCGCTGAAACCGGAGGCTCATCAGAGGGCGCTGAAATGGCGTCAAGGAAAATTAAAATGGACGACGAAACAATTAACGCACAGATTCAGAAAGGCATTGCAGATGCAATGGCAGCAAAGGCTGCCGCTGACGCAGCTGCTGCACAGAAGGCTGCTGACGAAAAAGCCGCTAACGAAAAGATCGTAGCACAAGTTATCGCATCTTCAGAAGAAAAGCTATTCGCAGAATTAGAAAAGCGCTTCAAAGATGACAACACAGACCTAAACACAAAGCTCGAAGGTCTACGCACAGAACTAGCTGAAAAGTCAGCTGAACTACAGAATATTGCTAACAGCAAGCGTGTATTCGCTGACCGTGGTAGCAACAACACATGGCAGAAAGAATTCGGTAAGCAAGTAGACGACGCATACCTACTAGGCCGCATCACAGGTAAAGGCTATAACACAGACTTCGCTCGTGACGTTCTAGAAAAAGTCAATGCAATGTCATCTGTTCAGGTATCAACTGATAACTTCGAGCGCGAAGTTAACACCAATATCGAACGCGATATCCAGCTAGAGCTAATCCTAGCACCTATGTTCCGTGAAATCGCAATGACTTCAGCAAGCATGGTTCTACCAATCATGCCAGACACAAACTATGCAACTATCACAGGTAATGCTGCTCTTCCAGGCACAGCACCAGCTGGTACACTTGATTCACGTGGCGTTGCAATCGGTTCAGAAGATGGTCTAGCACTAACAGAAATCGAACTTCGTACAGTCAAGATGATCGCTAAGAGCTACCTTGGTAACGAAACAGAAGAAGATGCAATCATCCCAATTCTTCCACTACTACGCGAAGGCATGATCCGTCAGCACGCACGTGGTGTTGAAAACCTAATCCTTCTTGGTGGACACACTGATGGTGCATATCCTTCAGTAACTGCAGCTCAGGGCCTTCTAAAGTATGCCTCAACACAGAGCCGCTCAGTAACTGCCGCTGGTACAGCAACTCCTCTAACAGCAGCTGCTCTACTAGGACTACGTAAAGCTATGGGCAAGTATGGTCTACGTCCAAATGACGTTGCTTACATCGTTTCACAGCAGTGCTACTTCGAACTACTAGAAGATGCTGAATTCCAGGACTTCAACCTAGTTAACACACAGGCTACAAAGCTAACTGGTGAAGTAGGTCAGATCTTCGGTTCATCCGTAATGGTTTGCGACGAATTCCCAGCAGCAGCAACTGGTAAGTTCCACGCGCTAGCAGTTAACACACGTAACTTCGTTGTTCCACGTCAGCGTGGCGTAACAGTTGAGAGCCAGTACCTAGTTGAAAATCAGCATAAGGTTCTTGCAACAACTCAGCGTCTTGGCTTCAAGGAAATCATTCCAAACGCTAAGTCAGTTATCGGTCTTAAGTACGCTTAATTCTATATTAACTGGGAGGGGGTTGCTGCTACCAGCAGCCCCCTTTCTTATTAGGAGACACCATGGGAGCACCATTAGTAACTTTAGAAGATTACAAAACTTATAAGAAGATTACTAAAACAGATGCGGATACTGAACTACAGTATATTATCGACTCTGTAAATGTTCTTGTAAGAACTTTCGTGGGACACTCTATTATAGACTACTACACTACTCCATATGTTGAGACATTCAATGTAAAACAAGGTCAATCCGCTTTACAATTAAATGAATGGCCTCTAAAAGAAGTAGTTAGCGTACAAACTAGAGAAGACTACGATAAAGTATATGTGACTATGGACCCTGTAGAATACTACGCGGATCCTGATGTAGACTGCATATACATACACGGAAAATCAGCATACTGGCCTGAAGGCTTCGGCGCTGTAAAGGTGACTTATAAAGCCGGCTATGCAGCTGTTCCACTTGATTTGCGAATGGCCTGCTTGGACTTAGTACATATGTACGTTAAGGAAGAGTATAAGGAAAAACGCGCAATCGGTAATACTTCTATTGATAACAGCACCAGCAAAGCGTCAAGCCTAGCTACAGAGTGGCCAATACATATCATAAGAGTATTAGATATGTACCGTAATGTCTAAAAAGAACTTAGAGAGCATTATATCTAGGATAGAGAAAAAAGCTAAATATAGGTCTGAAGTTGTAGATAGAAGAATACACAAATATTCTGTTCAAGAAAGCAAACTAGTAGATGAGATATGGAATCAAGTAGTAGGTACCTATAATAAAGCAGGTGCAGACAAGGAACTTGTTAATATCCCAAAAAGTATATTTACCAAACCCGTGCAAGATTATTGTACGAACTTGAGAAAGGCATTCGAGTCTTCCGGATCAGGAAGATCCTCAGTATCAGTAACTATTTTAGGTAGTAACTATTCGTATATAGCCATATTTAAAAGCTCTAAAAATGCGAATGTTTTCAAGAGAATAGGCGATGTAAGACTGCCTGTTCTTAAAAAGTTGAAGCAGTCCATTTATGAAGCCATAAAAAATAATCTAGATAAAAAGACCTACGGTAAAAAGCAACAAGCCTTATTCTCTAGAATACATGGTATAGAAGATAAAAGTGGTAATGTCAAAGGCGGCCTATTTAATATGGGCCACGTAGAGGGTTCTAGTGTTATTGAGCACGAACTTTATGATACTAAAAAAGATTTTGTAAAATTAATTAGCGATCCTGCTCTATCTATTGGAAAACAGCGGGAGATAACGGAAATACTTGCTGAAATTAACTTCGATACCGCACTAAATCCTAATATACATGTTCTAAGATCAGGTAAATTAGTAGTTAGTCTATATGACCAAGGTACAAAATCTAATAATGTGCAGAGTGAGCAGGAAGTCAAGCTAAGAGATGAATTTAAAAAGGCAGCCATTGAAGTATTTAATAATATAGATTGGGTCGGATTTGAGTCTTCTCCAAATATTAAAAAAGTAGTAGAAGGAAGACTGTCAAAAGCAAGCAAGAAAGCGGGGGCAACCGTAAAAAATACTCGCTCCATCGCACTAGCTGATGCTAAGAATAAATCTTCGGCCAATAGAAAAATATCAGGAAAGACAGTTGTATCAGAAAGTGATGAGACTATATCAGGCTCCTTATATATACAATCTTCTACTGGTAATATTAAACCTAAAGCCGCACCAAAAACTAACTGGGCATCATTAATAGCTATTATTAATAGAAGACTACCAGAGCAAGTAGCCAATAATATGGGAGCACCGGGACTGGTATATAGAACCGGCCGGTTTGCAAACAGTACGAAAATAGTTAACGTAGAGACTACAAGAGACGGATACCCAAGCATTGTATTTGATTATCAAAGAGATCCATATGACGTATTTGATAGATCAAAAGGCGCGTTGCCATGGAATACTCCAGCAAGAGATCCAAGAACCTTGGTTGACAAATCTGTACGAGAAATCGTTCAGCAAATGGCAATAGGTCGATTCTACACAAGGAGAGCCTAAATGGTTACAAATAGAACACGTAGAAGCTCCATTGTAGAGGCTCTTACGGACAAACTCAAAACTATTAGCTATGCTAATGGTTATTCAACAGATTTAGGCGAACAAGCATATCCTAAAATGAGATTCTGGGATGAAATCCAAGAATTCCCTTGTATATGTTTAGTCGCTGGAGCGGAGTCTATCGTACATCAAGGCGGGGGAATGAAGGATAGATACCTAGACCTCACCCTTCGTGCTTATGTTAACGAAGAAGATTCAACGATGGCTCTTGAAAAGTTACTGGAAGATGTCGAATTAATCATAGACAGAAATGGCAGGTTGGCATACGTCGACTCTTCTGGTAACAGCGGTCACACAAGAGATATTATTATAACATATATAGATACAGATCAGGGAGCTCTCGCACCACTTGGAGTCGGAGAGATGACCCTACAGGTAAAGTACGCATGAAGTACTTTAGGAGATTAAAATGGCAGTAGGTGATTCAAACCTCTTCTTTAACAGAGATACAAAGGTATATGCAGTTCAGGCTACAGGTACCTCAACATACAACGTATGGGAAATTCCAGTTCTAAATGGCTACTCATTCAGTCAATCAACAAATTCAAGTCAGATTACTCTAAATGAGATGGCAGATGCTACAGGCAGAAGCCGTCGTGGTCAGCGTACATTCAATGACTCACTATCACCAGCTGAGTGGAGCTTCGATACCTATGCTCGCCCAACTCTAGCTACCGTAGTTCGTGCACCGGAAGAAATTCTATGGCACTCAATGTTCTCAGAAACTAACTACACAGCAGCAGCGGGTCAAGCAGCAGGCATTCCTTTCGGAACTGGTGCCGCACTATCTGGAGGCGTAGTTACACTTACATTCACTACAGCTGCTCCAACAGGCGGAACTTATTTCAAGCTTGGAGACTCTATCGCAGTTTCTGGCGTGACATTCACAAACAGTAGCCCTGCAGTTACTGGTACAAATACGTTCGTAGTTACAGGGACAACAAATACTTCAGTAAGCTTCGCTGCTCCAGCAGGTACAACAGCAGTAACCGCAACTTCTGGTAAAGTAGCTTCTACTACCTTTGCTACAACAGCGACTGAGCTAGACTTCCTTACAACTGGGTCAAATAAAACAAGACTAGGTACTTTCGATCTTTACTTCATTCTAGGTGCCAACAAGGCAATTACTGATGGCGCTACAAATGGTGTATTCACTGCAAGTGATGCCACAACAATTTATAGGGTTGCTAACGCTTGCGTCAATGAAGCTACTATTAACTTCGAAATTGACGGCATTTCAACACTTTCTTGGTCAGGTATGGGAAGAACAATCACAGAAGTACCTTCTGTAGACTTCACAACTGGTGGTTATACACTAATCAACAATGGTGTTACTTCAACAAGTAACATGATTCGTAACCGTCTAACTGCTCTAACCGCTGTTGGCGTATCACCTAACTCAAAGACCTACGGAGTTACTCTAACTGGAGGAAGCATCACAATTAGCAATAATATGACCTTCCTAACACCAGAAACAATCGGTATTGTTAACCAGCCGCTTGAGCACGTAACCGGTACTCGCTCTGTTTCAGGTTCATTCACTTGCTACCTAGACGAAGCAACAAACGGAAGCATCGATCTATACCAGGATCTTCTATCAGCAACTACAGCTGTTACTAACAAGTTCCAGCTAGCGTTCTTCGTAGGAGGTCGCGGAAGTACTGCTGGATATCCAGCTTCTCCTGGTATTATGTTCGACATGGGACAGTGCCACTTAGAAATTCCTACCATCAATATTGACGACGTAATCGCATTCGAAGTAAACTTCACTGCTCTGCCAACAACTATTAGCGGCACAGATGAACTAACAAAAATTCGTTACGTAGCCTAATAAAAAATAGTTCTTGACATTAAGGACCAACCATTCTATAATTATAGAAATTCGGGGGAGCAGAAGAAATTTTGCTCCCCCTTTGTGTAAGATATGTACAACTTTAAAAAGAACGCAAAACTGTATATCGTGGAGTTGAATGCCAGCGGTACCGCTACCAATCAACATTCCATAGAAATATATTCCGACATTAGTGCTTCTCAGACACTTGACGAGCAAAGCTCCCCTACAAAAACTCTGCATAGCCCTACCTCTCTACACGAATACGCTGTAGTTAATAGTGCTAATCCTGCTAATTTTACTTTTACTACACCTGTATTAAATATTACCACAGCGCCAATAGTGCTAACACTAGCTAGAGAATATAGTACCGGTACTATAACCAACTTCGATATGTATATACAATCAGATAATGTTATATATAAGGTAGCGAAGTGTGTTATAGAATCCATTACGTTCAATCTAGAAATGACATCTGTAGTAACCCTGTCAGTATCTGGCACCGCGTCTAAGATATCAAAATATGGAAACGTTGGTGCAGTAACAATACCAGGCACAGTATTTACTCCAACATATGGAGCAGGGAATAAATATGCTACTATTGATACCATGAAGGTAACAATAGGTAGTACAGTACTAGATAGTGTGGCAGCCATTAATGTGGACTTAAAAAACGATATAAAATGGTATGATGAGAACACCTTACAGGAGTCTCTAGCAGGAAATACTATTCGATATCCCACTGCGTATGTATTACAAAAAAGAACCTTCTCTGGTTCAGTAACTCAATTTATTACGTCTGATAATGTAGATACATTAACAGACTCAAGCATGACTGCGGCAGTAGATATACAAATATATGAACAGTCGTATTCCACAACAACTCCAATATTACGATTCAATTTACCTTCTACAGTATTTACAAGAAGATTGAATTTTGAGGAGCTTATTAACAGAGTCTATGATTTTAGACTCAATTCCAACTCAACAATTGTAAAACCACTTTACAAAGGAGCATAAATGAATTTAAGTGAACTAATGGTCGATACAAAGTCAGCATGGGTAGAGTACCCTGGTTACGAAGGCTTTGAAGTAGAGGTAGTAAATCTCTCTCGTCCAGAACTAACAGCGCTACGTAAGCGCTGCCTAATTACTAAGTATGATAAGGCTACACGTAAGCCAGTGGAAGAACTAAACGAAGATAAGTTTATTTCAGAGTTCACCAAGGCTACAATCAAGAACTGGAAAGGTTTCAAGTACAAGTATCTAGAAGATTTCGTACTTGTCAACTTGTCAGCAGTAGATTCAGAAGCAGAACTTCCTTATACGCAAGATAATGCCAAGCTACTAGTTACTAACTCGTCAGAGTTTGATACCTGGGTAAATGATACGGTGTTCGATCTTGAGAACTTTCGTTCTGGAGCAAAGGGAGGAAAT